ATAGAATTACACTGCCATATGGAGACGAAACCGAAAACACGGCTATAGAAACAACGATAGGCCAACTCAACTTTTTTAAATGGGCGTTGGAAAACGACATAATATCCTACATAGAAGAACATTGTAAATCGATTGAAGCAGACATGATTAGTAGAAACAGTATATCCAAAAAAAATATTAGCCATCATCAAGAACAACTAAAGACGCGTAAAAAGAGAGAGGAGTTGTCTATATCCGCCATAAAAACAATTAAAAAGGAACAGGTTGAAATCGTAATTAAATTTAACTAATCATTTAAAATATATGCTAAAGGATACTAGTAATGGGAATTAGTACATCTGTTTTAAATACGACGTTTGAAGATGTTCAACACGCAATTGGAACTCCAGATAAGTATTACTTGATTAGTACAGCGTCTTTATCTACAAAAATGTGTCTAATAAAAGGCACTATTCCTATCGAAAATGAAGAAACTGTAATTAATTCGATGCTAAATACGCCGCTTAAATATAAAACCACCATTATAATCTACGGAAAAAACACAACCGACCCTACGGTACTGTCTAGATATAAACAACTCGTCCATTTAGGATTTAAACATGTGTACATATATCCGGGAGGATTGTTTGAATGGCTTATGTTGCAAGACATATATGGTGATACGGTTTTTCCAACAACCGAGCGTGTAACTGATATATTGATATATAAACCAACCCGTTTAATTCCAACCCATATCCTGTAATGATATCATGGGATTATATACAATATATACACATATACTACCCCATCCTAAGTCTATCTACCATCTACTTTATAATCTATATTCAACGCATACTGTCTATCTAACAACTGACTACATTTACATTCGTAGAAATTGTGTAATGAAAATATACATGATGTCCTCTGCAATCATCCGTTTTGCATTCATATAATTGAATGATATCCGTAGAAGCACCGCATGGCAAGCATTCCAAAACAAAAGGACGAACATATGTTGCCAGAGGCAATGTATGTGTTTTATCCAATGTTTCAAGAGTTTTCAGTATGTCATAAATATACATACCAATCTCGGACATGAGCATGTCTTCCGGTGCATCTGTATGGTCCATGAGTTTATCCAACAGGATAGTCAGCATGTGCCGAACAAGTCCGGGAAAGTCGTAAAACTGTATCACGGATTTATAGATGATTAGTTTAATAATATCTCCAGACAGAGTTATCAACTCTTCTGATGAATATACGCCCTGTGGCGCATTCTCGCAATACCCGCGTATTGCGGTTAATATCGTCTTCTCAAAGCACGCCGCTAACGCGCATGGAGTAATGTATTTAAACATTCCATACTCGTGTAGATTTGTAAAGTCATTAAGGGTTGGGTATAAAACCCACTCCAGAGACTTTTCGCCATAGCCAACAAAAGGCTGAGGTACCAATTCAACGAAATTAATTAAATAAGATTGCATTTTTTAACATCATATATAATGCAATCTATACTTGTGAATTTTATTGATTTAGGTATTGAGATAAGGTATTATAACTGGTTACTTGGAATATACCGAGTTTACACCGAAATGTCGTGTATGGTATTGATATAAATAGTATTCAATATACAAGTAAACATGGGAGGCATCTCTGAATTTACAAACGACGAATACTCGCATTATATTTCAATCTCAAAGAACCGCATTAACGCATTTATGCGTAAAAAGGAATATCGCAAGGCTTTTGGAATGCTTATTTTAGTTATCGAGAGATTGGATGAACCCGAACGAGGTAATTTTATTAATTATTATAGTAGAAATATGCAACAGTTGGGCGTGGTTGACAATGGGGTGCAATCAGAAGCAGATTAATATACCATATGTATAAATATATAATTGCGGTTATACATGTATTATTTAATGTATGTATTTTAATTATGGACCGTACGTTGGGAATATCTGTGATTATTACTATTGTCTTTATATGCAGCAAACTTTTTGACCGATATGTAATTACAAAGGGGGAACTAGATGTAAAAGCGATTATAAAGGATGCTATTTATGTGTATCTTAGTGCAGTAATTGGATTGTATGGAATTGAATATATACCAGGATATGTCAAAGGAGGCCCTGATAAATTGAATGTGTTTACGGATTTGCCAAATTTTTAATAGAGGGTATTAACGTATCTAGATTTATATATACCGATTGTTTAGACTGTACCTGCCCCTCTTCGGAGGATACAAACTTAAGGAAACATTCCATTCTCAATATATTATCAGGGGTGTGGTTATGAACCGTACGGGATATCATCTTGTATAGTTTGAAATTGGGATATCGTTCTTCTCCGGTGGTTTTATATAGTATATGATTTCCCATATCGTCTTGGCACAATTTGAGGAGAAATCTAGAAAAGGGGGTAGTATTTGATAAGTCTGCATGGTCTGATATAAACAAATCTATCATAGAACATGATAATCTGCATAAATCAAAACTATAATTTGGTTCAACCAAAGGTTTGTCTGGATTGTAAAAAGATGCAAAATTATACTGAGAATACGCATCCTCTCCTTTATTAAAGTGGTCGCTATACATTAATCTGTTGTTTATAGTGAATATGCTTCTTCCAAAATCTATAATCTTGTATATCTTTCCATATGTAGGTATCTTGTAAGTTATTGCATTGTACGTATATATCAAAAATTTTTTATGCGTATTTACAAACACAATGTTGTTTGTGTGTAAATCATTATGTGTAAAATTAAATGTTTTTTGATATGTGAGTAATATCATTATTATTTGAAACATGCACGAAAACAATTCGTCTTCGTTTAATATTCCATCAATCAATAGAGCATCTAGAGTATCTACGCATTTCTCGATGCAAATCATTTGAACTGGAAACAGCGGTATAGTTGCCGAAACATCGTCTTCGGAATCTTCAATCGTGCTGCAACTATCTTCATCGGAACCAGACGACCCGTCTTCAGATGAACGCTCTTCTTCTAGGTCAGGTATCAATGGGTCGTCTGTGGATTTTGTAGTATCTTCCAATATGCGTAACTGTATTACATCCACATCATCGATATCAGAATCGTCTGAATACGTTGAATAGTTTGAACTTGAACCCGAACCCGAACTGCATGTGCTAGATGTTATACCATTTTTAGAAGGCGCCTCATCCTCGATATTGGGCGCGCTTTGTGGAAATGACGTATATTCTGGTTCATCGCCCGGCTCTACATCCACATCGTCCAACTCGGTCGCATCAAGTACGTTTGTAGTTTCTCCTGCATCCAACGTTTCAACCGTGTGGTCTGTAATTTCTAATTGAGGCAAATTGAAAAGGTCTCGTGATAAGGTATACAACACATTCGTGTTTTTCCTGAATTCTTTGGAATGAACCAAATATTCCAAATCGTCGGTGATGTTAAATGTGTACTCCTTCTTTATAGATAAAAAAGAACCATAATATTCTAGTCCGTGTATAAACCCACGGTCAAGTAGTTGTCCGTTTATGTAATTAAACAGTCCGTCTATATACGACGAGTTGTATGGATTTAGTATTTTATTATGAATGGGGTCTCCTTTTTCACCCATGTGTTCAAAATCTGGCAATGTGCATAGATTGTTGGAACTCGGTTTAACTTCTCCAGTCAATAGTTTAAACGGGTCTATTATTGGAGCCTCTTTAATAAATACTCCCAGCGTCTTGGTTTTTCCATTGTCGGTATGCTGAACGGATGCTTTGTAGGTATGTGGATTGTACTCGTCTTGTTCTATAATCCGCTTTATGCAATATTGATGGTTTAGTTGAATAGCGTTGAAATTAGAAGAGTTTAACGTAAAAAATTCACGATATATAGGTATATAGTTTTGCAAAGATGTAAACCCATATTCTTCTACATTTTTCTTGAACTCCTTTGTTATAGGATGTTTGTTATATCCAATCATATGACTAATATAACATTTATTTTAATGGGTTTTAACTTATATATCATTTAATTATTATTAGCAGTTTTTTTTAGTATTATACTTTAACTATGACACTAGAATTGCGGAAATTTGATATAAAAAGCATAAGTTTTAAATACAATGAAGCCAAAGGACCGGTTATCGTACTTATAGGTAGAAGAGATACCGGAAAAAGTTATCTCGTTAGGGATATACTATATCATCATCAAGACATACCAATAGGTACTGTAATATCCGGAACAGAAGAAAGCAATTCGTTTTATGGAAGCATGGTTCCTAAATTATTTATACACGACGAATACAATAGCGCAATCGTCGAGAATATACTAAAACGACAACGATGTGTCATAAAACAAATAAAGAAGGAAATGGAAACGTTTAAAAAGTCAACCATCGACCCTAGAACATTCGTCATCATGGACGACTGTTTATACGACAACACGTGGTCTAGAGACAAACTCATGAGACTGTTATTCATGAACGGTCGACACTATAAAATTATGCTCGTGATAACAATGCAATATCCATTGGGAATTCCACCAACGCTACGTACAAATATCGATTACGTATTTATACTTAGGGAACCATATATTGCAAATAGACGGCGTATTTATGAAAATTATGCAGGCATGTTTCCAACATTTGAGGCGTTTTGTCAAGTAATGGACCAAACTACCGAAAATTATGACTGCATGGTTATAAACAACAATGCGAAATCCAACAAACTACAAGACCAGGTGTTTTGGTATCACGCTGAAGCCAGACCTAATTTTAAGTTGGGCTCTAAAGAATTTTGGGATTTATCAAACAATATAGAAGACGATGACAATCAGGCTGATTTATACGACCCTACAAAACCAAGAAACAAAAATCATCAGAAAATAAACGTTAAAAAAACAAAATGGTAACTTTATTTTTTAGTTGACTTGGTAGGTATAACCACATCTCCTTCAAACAACAACTTTTCGATTTCGCGAGTATCAATAGGGTCACCTGACCCAATGAGCGAATTTTCTTGTGTGTTCATATTTGCAATATTCACTAAATTTCCAGTTTCATCAATCGTCTGCGTGAGAACGTTTTTGCTCAATTCTGCCTTTTTGATGTTATCTTCAATGGCCTTTTTCTTGGTTTCCTTTATGCGTTTATCAAACTCGCTCTTGGCGTTTGCTTCATTCTTTTGTTTTTCACTCATGAGTTGGTTTAACTCTTCTTCCATGTACTCGACCCGTCCGGTTTTGTAGGCTTCTGGGTCCCATGGCATCCAAACACCTACTGGACCAACATATACGTCATGAGTTGGGTCATTTGCTCGTAATAGTTTGCAACGAAGTTCGGCTTCTTCCAAGGTTGGAAAGTTTCCACGGACCTTTAGTCCTCGTGTATTTGTCTGAAACGAATGATTTCTGGAAAATTCTTCATTTAGTTTGTCTTCGCATTTATCTACAAATGTCTTATAGTCATCTTGTACACTGTATGAATGCAACATGTCCTGTTCTTCTGCCACAAATTCCCTGAAATCCTCTGCAAGAGTTTCAAAATCTACGTGATGTTTATGAGATACAAAGTTTAAAAAAGCGACAAATTTTTCCATGCTTTTCGCATATTCCCATTGTTGCAAAAATCGTTCGAAATAAAAAAATTCTTTTTGTTTTAGTATTTTTTCAGGGGATATGAAAGAAATGCATGAAAATTTTTGTCCGGCAATAGACGCATCTTCGTCTAATAAGTCAACATATTCTGGATTTGGTTTGCCATTGATTGTTTTATTAGTAAAAGCGCTCATTAAAAATACTATTTAATTTATTTTAAGTTTTTTTATATAGTAATAATATAATGAAGTTGGACATTACCGAGTTTATAAGGCGCCTTTTGAAATATATGATTGAAGGTTTCATCGTTGCTTTGGCAGCATACGCTATTCCTAGACAAACCCTTAATCTGGAAGAGATATTCCTGATATCTGCTGTTGCTGCAATGACATTTTCTATATTGGATGTATTTATTCCAGCCATGGGCGCATCTGCAAGGTCGGGTGCCGGGCTTGGTATAGGATTGAACCTAGTTGGATTTCCCGGAGGCGGTATGTAGACGAGTACGTGACTGTCGTTTTGTTTTATTTTTTATTCTATGTGTATGTATTTTTATAGGAGGTTTCGTGTATGTATCAAATAGCGTCCATGGTTGATACGGTCTATTTAGTAGATATGGCTCTAAATGTCCCCATTGAGAATGATGGCTACAAAATTCGTGGGCGTTAAATGATATTTTGCAAGAAGACCCATATTTAGCCAAAAAGGACATTCCTCGTATCATATCAGCATCTGCAATCATTCCGTCAATCGCGCCCTTTGGAGTATATGGTTTAGGTCTTCCAGGGTCGCTCATGTATTCTCTTGCATCTAATTCATAATGTGAACATATTGTTCTAGAACATGGGTTTGTTTTTTGCAAATAAACGTCAAAAT